GTAACCAAAATAGTTAAGATATAACGCCATAAAATTACAATTTACTATAAATACAGTTAGAACTTGTATATATGGAGATTATAATTATGGCTCAACTTAGTTCACCAGGCGTTAGCGTATCTGTTATTGATGAAAGTTTTTACACAGTATCCAACGCCGGTACAATACCTTTAATTTTTGTCGCTTCTGCTTCAAATAAATTAACAGGGTCTGGAACAGGCTTTGCTCCAGGCACTCTAGCAAAAAATGACGGTAAGGTATATTTACTTACAAGTCAAAAAGATTTAGTGGACACATTCGGCACTCCAATTTTTAAAACCGATACAAACAACAATCCAATTCACGCTGGCGAGCAAAACGAATACGGTTTGCAAGCTGCGTATAGTTTCTTAGGTGTAAGTAATCGTGCATATGTTGCGCGTGCAAGTGTTGATTTATCTCAACTTAATGCTACGGCAGTAATGCCATCTAGTGATCCAGTTGACGGCGCAGTTTGGTTAAACACAGCTTCTACACGTTGGGGCGTATTTGAATGGAATGGCTATGATGCAACGTATGTTGACGGGCAAACATTTAAAAATGTAGTACCATTAGTTATTACTGAGTTAACACAAGTTGAAACACTTGGAAATGGAAGCATTGCTCCTAAATCAAGTGTTGGGTTAACTGGTTCATACGCAATTGTTGCAGTATCAAGTCTTAATAAATTGTGGTACAAAAAATACGCAACGAACACAGCTGCTGGTAATTGGGTAGAAGTTGGTTCATCTGAGTGGAAAGCAAGCCGCCCAACTGTTATCGGTTCAGGTTCTGCTGTTGAATTAGATATTCTTTTAGATGGATTTATTCTAAATGGAGTTGAAATTGCACTTGATACCGTAGGTAGTACAATTACTACTTTTGCAGGATTAGTTGCTGCAATTAATGCTAACACTGCTCTTGCATCTGACGGCGTTACCGCTGCATTGATTAACAACAAACTTGAAATTTATTCAACAGGTGTAGATATTACTTTTGCTGATACTCAAACACTTACTGCTAGTAAACTCGGTGTTACTATTGCTAAACCGTATGTAGCACCTGCATTACAAATTTCAGCACACACAGCTGTTCCGTTGTTCAAAATAAAAGATAATACCGATACAGTTAGCAACAGACCGTCGGGATCTATTTGGATTAAAACAACTGCAATTAATAATGGCGCTGATTTTATCATTAATACATACAAAACGGCTTCAAAATCGTGGATTCCTTCAACAGTTTCTGTATACCCAACAGGTGCTGCTGCGTTAGCAGGGTTAGATCCAACAGGTGGTGGTTTGCACATTGCAGGTAGCACTTATTATGTTAAATCTAACGAAACACAAGACTCACCAAATCCGCTTGCAACATTTACAGTATATCGTCGTAGCGGCGTAGGTGCTACTAGAATTGAATCTGAAGACATTAGTGTTACTAATTTTCCAGGTGGTAGTGGTACTGCAGGTGACTATTCGTTTAACTTGTATGAAAGCGTAGTAGGTTCTTCAACATTAAAAAGCAGAGTAGTTTCATTCCATATTAATGCAGATACATCAACTTCTGCTATTATTGATATTATCTTAAGTGCAATTAACACACCGTCAACTACTTCAAACGTGTCTGCAGTACATGTAGGTACTTCAAAAATTGCTATTATTCATGCAACTGGTGGTGACATTGAATTCCAAGACTTAACAAATAGTCCAATTAGTGCGTTGTTTTCTACAACAACTACACCAAACTTCTATGAACATTCAAATGGATTATGGTTTATTGCTAGCTTATGGACAAAATTTACATCTAATAAAACATCATCATTTATTACTCCAAAATCTACACAGCCAACTGCTGGACCATCTAATGGCCAATTGTGGTATGATTCAAAAATTGAAGAAGTTGATATTATGGCACACAATGGTACTACTTGGGTAGCTTATCGTAACTATAACCCAGGTGACGGATTATCATCTACAGATGCATCTGGACCAATTGTAAGTCCAACTCGTCCTCTTTATCAAAAAAATGGAGATGATTTAGTTAATGGTGATTTGTGGATTGATTCTTCAGATACTGACAACTACCCAACGATTTATAAATTTAACTCGTATACTATGGTATGGGATTTAGTTGATAAAACTGATCAATCTACAGAAAATGGTATTTTGTTTGCTGATGCAAGATGGGATACATCTGGTACTACAGACACTCCTGCAACAATCACTGCGTTGTTAGGCGGACTTAACCTACCAGTAGACGAAAGAAACGCAGCTAACTTCTTAGACTTCGATGCACCAAATCCTGCATTATATCCAAAAGGTATGTTGTTATGGAATTTGCGTAGAAGCGGATTTAATGTTAAAAGATTACACACAAACTATGTTAACAGATTAACCCGTAACACTAGATATAATAACGAAAGTATGGGATTGTATTATACATCTCGTTGGGTATCTGAAGCAGCTAATAACGAAGATGGGTCAGGTGCATTTGGTCGTATTGCACAACGTAAAGTTGTAGTACAGTCATTGCAAGCGTTAGTTAATGCAAATCAACAAATTCGTGAAGAAGAAAGAGTTCTTAATTTAATTGCAGCACCTGGTTATCCAGAGTTAGTAGGCGAATTAAAAATCTTAAATTATGATCGTGGTATTACTGCGTTTGTACTTGCTGACGCACCTGCTCGTTTAACTGCTGATGCTACTTCTTTAAGTAACTGGGGTAACAACACAAATGTTGCAGTTGAAGATAATGATCATGGTTTAGTATCGGCTGATCCGTATATGGCGTTCTTTTATCCATGGGGTTATTCAAGTGACAATATTGGAAACAACATTGTTGTTCCACCAACTTATATGATGTTACGTACAATTGCGTTAAGTGATAATATTAGTTATCCTTGGTTTGCGCCAGCTGGAACATCTAGAGGTGTTATTAACAATGCAACAGCGGTTGGATATGTAGACAGCGAAGGTGAATTTAAAACAGTTGCATTAAACGGCGGCCAACGTGATACATTAGCTAGCATCAAAGTTAACGCGCTTACATCTATTGCAGGTTCTGGTGTAGTTAATATGGGACAATACACTCGTGCTTCGGCAGCAAGTGCATTAGACCGCATTAACGTTGCACGTTTAGTAGTTCATTTACGTAGAAAATTTGCATTATTAGCTAGACCATATTTATTTGAACCAAATGATGATGCAACTCGTAAACAAATTAAACATGCTGCAGAATCTATGTTAATTGAATTAATGGGCCAACGTGCAATTTACGATTATATTGTAGTGTGTGATAGTTCTAATAATACACCGGATAGAGTCGATCGTAGCGAACTATGGCTTGATGTTGCAATCGAACCAACAAAAGCTGTGGAATTTATTTACATTCCATTGCGTTTGAAAAATACTGGCGAACTTAAAGGTCTAGGATAAGGAGAGAGAAATATGTCAATTGCATCATTATCACACTTTTCAGTCCCTATAAACGGGGGTGATAACACAGGCATGTTAATGCCTAAATTAAAATATCGATTTAAAGTAACATTTGATGGCTTAGGTATATCAGCTGATACTACTGAGTTAACAAAACAAATAGTCGAAGCGGCTAGACCGACAGCTACGTTTCCTGATCAAAAAATTGATGTATACAATAGTGTCATCCATTATGCAGGTAAACCAAACTGGGGCACAGTTGCTGTTAAACTACGTGACGATTCGACTGGCGTAGTTAACAAAATTGTTGGCGAACAAAACCAAAAACAATTTGATTTCTTTGAACAAAGTTCAGCTGCAGCAGCAGGTGATTATAAATTTAAAATGACAATTCAAATGCTAGATGGTGGTAACGCTGGTAACTTCTCAGAAGCAAACGTATTAGAAACATGGGAATGCTATGGTTGTTATATTACTACAACTACATTTGGTGCGTTAGCGTATGCTGATGCAGGTACAGGTATGACGATTGATTTAGTAATCCAACCTGATAACTGTGTTCAAATCGTTGGCGGCGGCATTGGCGCAACTGATACTGCAAGAAACCCCGGCACTAGTGCTGTGGGCGGAACTGGTACTGCTGTGTAATACAGCTCTACATAATAATAAAAAGCCCGTGTATGCGGGCTTTTTTATGACTAAAATATAAACTATACACTTTATGAAATAGATAAATATATGTATGGCATACGCAGATAATAACCTTATAAAAACAGATCCATTTCAACAAATAAGATGTCAACAACACGCGTCTAGGACGTTTGTTGACGACAGTTTTAGATTACTTCCAAAAAACAAGTTCTTATTCCACGTTGCATTTAATATCAACTGGCCGGCATTTAAGGGTAAAAATCTTAATTTTAGTTTACTAGAAACTCTTAAAGACGAAATTAACTTATTAGTTAAGTCAGTTGATTTACCTGCATATACGGTTACCCACGAAACATTAAATCAATACAATAGAAAGAAAGTAGTTCAGTGTCAGCACAAGTACGGCGAGTCATCAATTTCATTTCATGATGACAACATGGGATTAATAAATCAATTATGGCAAGCATACTACAAATATCATTATTCTGACCCAACAGTTGCAACTGCAAAGGGTGCATACAATAAAACTGCAACTAAACCGTCATCGTATATTAAAAATCCATACGGTTATAACGGCCGAATTGCACCATTTTTTAATTACATTACTATATACCAAATGGCTAGACATGAATATGTTAGTTATACATTAGTTAACCCAATTATTACATCGTGGACTGGTGGAAAGGTTGCTTATTCGGAAACTTCTTCATCGCACGGATTTGAAATGAAACTTGCATATGAAGCAGTATCGTACGATACTGGATATGTAGACTCTGGAAGAATGGAAGGGTTTGGATCGTCTCATTACGATTGGACTCCGTCACCATTAACAACTGATCAGTCGTTAGATATTAACACATCAACATCACCATCATTTGCTAGAACAGGCGGGTTTGGCTCATCTGACTCTACATCAGCAACTAACACTAATAATACTACTGCTGCTCAGAAATCTGCAGCTGCTAGTAAAAGTGCTGCATTTAATAACGCAGCATCGGGACTTACAACCGGCAGTTTACAAGGAGTCTCTCTTCCGCAATCGTCAGCATTATCAAGAACCCAAGCAGCGCAAGTTAATTTGTTGCAGACAGTAGTACCAAGAACAACAACTAACACTATTGCTCCAGAATATACCGTAGGACAATAACAATGATTACTAATTTACCAACTCCGGCCCAAGCAGCTAGCGAAACTGAAATTAAACAATTCTTTGATAAATTTTATACAACTGAAGTATCATTTCCTGCTGCAGAAATTGATGCAGTAATTGGTTTTTTTCAACGTCGTGAATTTGATATTACGAGTGCTAGATCTATTGCAATCGTACTTTTAAATCAAGCTAGATCTGATGACGTAAATGTGTTTACGTTATTAGAAACTCTTAAATCTATACCAACTATGCAACTGTCGTCAGTAGTTGCTCAAATTTTAAATTCATATCGAGAAAAAACAAGTTTAGTTGGCTATCGCACTAGTATAAGTGATAACTCGTACGAAACGAGAAATATCTTAGTATGAGCAGTCGTAAATTTGCTAAAGGTAAATACACACCTAAAAATCCAGGAAAGTATGTAGGAACGAAAACTCCATATTACAGAAGCTCATGGGAAATGAGTTTTATGAATATGTGCGATACTAATCCTGCTATACAAAAGTGGGCAAGCGAAGCAATAACTATA